GATTACTGGTTTAAAGGTGGAACAGGGTTAAGTGCATCTTCTGCTGCTTTAGCAGAATCTAAAAGAAACTGGTATGTTTCTAACTGACCTCGCTTATAAGCTTCTTGTTGTGTATAACGCATAGGGTGCTCTGGGTCATACTCTATATTAATCATCTCAGTAGCAGTATTACTAAGGTGATTCTGTATTACTTGCTTCTGAGTTACTGTAAGGCAAGCACCTTCTAGTTGCTCCTGATCATTTAGAGAGTAAGAGGTGAAAGCATTAGGGATTATAGTTGCCATCAGATTAAGTTCCTTAGATAGAGGCTTATAGTAATAAATAATTTAGTTCGGCCTTGCACTACCTTCGCCGCAAGCCAGCTTATTCTCGCGCTTCCCAAGCTCAAATAGCCACTTCGTCGCTGCGCTCCTCGCTAGGCGTATTTGACTTGTGAGCCTTGCGCTTCGAAAGCTCGGCTTTTGCGGTTCAGGATAGCGCGGCGGCCTTTCTAAGCTATAGCTGCTTAGGAGGGTGCGCCTTGCGGTGCTGCTAGAGGTGCATTAGTTCCTGCGCTTGAGGGTTCGGTAGCAGCAGGAGGTGTAGGTGTATTAGCAGCAGGATCATATCCGAACTGCTCAGGTAATGGAGCTGGCCCTACAGAAGCTGGATCTTGATCTTTTTCTATAGCTAGCTGCATGAGCGCGTTATGCTGAGCTGCTGCTTGTTCATAAGCTACTTGCTCCTGAGACTTCTCGAAATCCACTATAGCTGCTCCCTGTGTTTTCATCAGGTAAGAGAACATAGGTCCTATATTATAGGACTGTGCGATCTGTGGGGAGGAGCCGATTACTTGCAGAGCAGTAGAGAAGCCTTCTGCATTAATGATCTTAGAAGCAGGTATGAGACCATCAGATATACGGAACTCAAGTACTGCTTTCCGCAGAGCTACTGGATCTACCTTTACCTCTCTCCGCTGGTCACGGTTATATACAGTAACACCTGCTTGGAACTGGAGGATGTTAATCTTAAGTATATGCTTCAGAGGTGTAAAGCACTGAGATTCTAATAGCATAGATACTACTTGATCCTTGCCATTAGCATTCTGCATTACAGACTCGAACTCATGCAGGGTCTTATTACCCTTTACAAACTGTCCCTGGGAAGCTTGGTTCTGACCTGCTAGATTATTAGAGAGTCCCATCAGCATCTGTATCTGCTGCATACTCTGTGCTGCCTGATCTTCTCTATACGGGAACTGGTATACTGCATCTGATACAACCTTACCGTAAGCAGAGGGCCGGATTGGGATCTTAGCACTGGGATTCGCACTATTAATGTGAGCGCGATCTATGCGGCTAGGATCATATAGAACCCTGTCAGATATAGCTCTACGGCGAGAAGCCATAATAGAGTTCATATATGCACTAGTTACATGCTGGAATGGGAGAGCATCAGTAGCTAGGGATTTAGTCTGGTAAGAGAGACCATCTTCCGCAGGCTGACCTATAAGGATAGGGAGGTAATTATGAGCATTAGTCTGGCGCTCAGCGTATATAATGTGCTCATGGTTTACTAGTATGAGCTTATATATCTGTGGAGTGTTACTATTAGGTACTTTGAGATTGAACTCACTAGGAAGGATACGGCAGTATGTAGTAGTGACTTCATAAGCGTCTTTATACTCTATATTCTTCCTGTAATCTGAGAGACCTGCCCACTTCATCCAGTTAGTAGAACCTCGCTTATTATCTTCTTCTGCAATAAGTGGGTTTACAGAAGGGATGTAATAGTTCATAGCACCAGCATCTTTAGCTCCTGTAGCTGCTCCCATGCCGGACTCAAAGGCAGGTACTATATTCGCAATGATCTTATCTGGAAGTCTGGAGATGAAGTCTTTAAGCTCAATCCGGGACATGAATTCAGTAAAGCCTGCATACTCTCCTCGCTTGTATATTTCAGAGGCTGGTACTTTCTTATCTACAAAGGTATTATACGGATCAAGGCGGCGCAAGCGGTTCCCTGACCATATTACTTCCTTAGGTAAGCCGCGATCTTTATCTACCTGCAAGTCAGTCTCTACAGCATAGGTAACTTCATCAGACCAGTCTACTTCCAGTGGTGCGAAGTTATACTTAAAGCCATCACGGAAGAACATAGAGAGTTCCCGCACCCAGCCACCTCTAATAGACTGATCTTCTAGTATAGTCTCCATCTGCACAGCTTGATCTATCCACTGCGGATCAGATACTACTCCGAAGATAGGATGACCTGTAAGGAATACAGAAGCTTGGTACTCAGTAGCAGTCTCTACTTGAGTCTTTACTACAGGTACTGTGATATTCTGTATGCGATCTGCATCACCGGAAGCATTAGCACTCTTAGCATCCAGATTCTCCTGAGTAAGATCAAGCTCACGCATATAAGCACGGTCGATATGCTCTAAGCGAGAGCGCTGAGCGTCTCTAGTAAGATTCTGATTAGCTTGCAGTGAGCGGTAGTATTCTCTAAAAGCATCTTGGGACTTAGTACTTAGTGCAACTGGAGCTGAGGCAGCCATAATAAAGGTCTCTTAAGCTTGGAGCTGTTAAAAAGGGGAGTTATATAAAGGTACATCTATAGCACTGAATTCTTGGGATTCTATGATATTCCCAGCTATTACATATTCTCCGAATTCCTGGACTACGCGCGGAGCATATGTAAGCAGGTCGAGAATACCGTCTGTATTATCTTTCTTCAGTGGGTTAAACTGAGTAATTTGCAGGTGTACTTCTAGCTTACATTCATCATGTACAAAGAATTCTCCTGCTGCATACGCCTTGAACATATTAAGGATACGCGCATTCTTATTAGTAACACCGGAATATATAGGTACAGCTTCTACCCCTACAATATCTAGCTGCTTGCATATGAACTCGAACCAGTATAGGAGAGAGTACTGGTAAGCATTAGCTTCTACAGCGATCAGCCTGCAACCATAGGTGAGCGCTAAGTTAAGGGACTTGCGAATAGTTTCTCCAGGAGAGAAGCGACCTTCTTCTAAACGCATTAAGACCGGTGCAGCATCATGGATTTCGAAGTAACCTATACTCACTGCATCTGAACCTATCTTATCTGTAGCAGGGTCGATTATAATGAAGCTGCCGCCGGAGATATCACCATCTTGGTACGGAGACTCAGGTAACTTAGCAAGATCAATAAGATTATTAGCTGTAGCATTCTCATCATTGAGTACTTCAGCATAAAAGATCTCAGGATGACCCATAGCAAGGTCATTCTCGAACTCCTTAGTAAGCTGTGCAATAGGTTGCAGATCTTCCCAGAGAGATGTACCATCTGCTAGGATACCGCCAGCTATGAATTTAATCCAAGTAGGATTATGCTTAAGCTTGCGTAGAATAGAGTGCTTAGTAGGATACATATTCGCTACGAATAAGAACATGCAGGAAGTAGGAGATTTAGCTTTCATCGCCGTACCTATAATCCAGTTCTCCAGAGACTCAGATTGTACTGCTGAATCTGCACACTCGCGGCTCTGTACATCTTCAAAGAGCATAATATCAGGACGAGTGTTCTTAATATTAAGTCCTCGCATATTACCTTCTGCGCCTATTGCTGCGAGTGTAATGTTCCTACCTCTGAATCCGAACTTCTTAAGAGATTGCGTATCCTTCTCTACTCCCAGTTTCCAATCACCAAATACTGCCTTTATATTCGGCTCTTCTAGCATGTCTATTATGTCACTAAGGATGTTCTCAGCCAGAGCAGCGGTCGCACTTATTACGAGTATAAACTTCTTATCAGTAAAGAGTATGCAGTATACTATAAAGATTTTCATCAGTGTAGTCTTACCAAAACCGCGAGGGAGACCTAGTGCTAGCTGTGGGAACACTCTATTCTGCTCTACGTATCCTAGCATCCACTGCCATACGGATTTAAATACTGGAGGAAAGCAGAAAGTAAAGATAGTAGGCATGATTAGCGCAGCAAGGAAATCTAAGTCAGCTTTCGCAGCCTGCTGGGTTTCTTGTGCGGATACTCCTACCTGCTGGATTTCATTTCCTTTAGGCATGGTAGTATCTTCAGCATTCTGGTAGCCTGCCTGCCGCTGCGGCTCCTGCTCACCCAGAGACTCTAAGATAGTTTCATCCACCGGAACTTACTACCTGCACCGGCTTATACTGAAAGTAGGAAGGTGTAAAGCAGCAGGTAAGGTAGTACGTGCAGCAAGGCGCTCTAAGACCTTAGCTGCGGATACTATCTCCTGCTTGCTGTATACTACCTTAGGAGCTATATGTGGCCTGCTCTCTATGCGATCTATTACTTGTTTCAAAGTAAGACTCTCCCCTCGTACTTGGTATTTCCTACACATCCTAACTCTCTCCTATCCAGCATCCAGCATCCTGCCGCTGGTGCTAGTGCTGCCGCTAGTGCTTACAGCGCCTCTAATAACTGTCCTCCCTCAGGTAGTGGCGCTTCTAAGTGAGAGAGTGCTTCTTGCCG